CCTGATTACGTCAAGCGTGTCAGTAAGAAGGGAGATCTTCCATCTGAAGATTCTCAGGTCACTAATAAGGACCTACTTTCTTACAGGTATGGTCAGACCACTCATGATGTTATACGTCAATTTTCTAAGTTTTCGCCTGATCTCTCTGCCAGCGTCTTCAGCCTCGTCCGTCTCAGTCTCACAAAAGGCTATACTCTTGTTGCCCGTGATTTTGAAGGAGGGGTGAATCCAGAGGCTACTAAATTCGTTCAGCAGATTGCTAAAATTTTTGATGCGACGGATGATGCGAAAGGATTTTCAAATGCGTCATCTTCTATCAGGAGCCTCGGTGAGAGTTTAGCGCTTGAGCTTATACGGTATGGCGCATTATGTGGTGAGATTATTTTAGATCAGGGGGCGAAGCCAGTGGGTATGGCTGCAATTCCTGTTCAGAGTTTAAAATTTAAGTACAAGAGCAAGGCCCTCCAATTATTTCAGGATATAGGTGGTGGTGAGGAAGTCAGTCTTGATTATCCTACTGTCATATATGCAGCACTTGATCAGGATATAATGAATGTGTATCCTGAATCTATGATGCAGGCTGCTATTCAGCCTATTGTTCAGGCACAGGATTACAGTTCTGATTTAAGGAAGGTTACAAAGCGGGCATTCTTTCCACGTATCTTGGTTGAGATTGATACAGAAAAATGGAAAAAGAGTTTAGCGCCTGAGACTTTGTATGATGCTGCGGCATTATCTAAGGCTATGGATGATACCATAACCGCAGTTGCAAATACTATGAACGAGGCGAATCCTGAGGACGCATTTGTATTCTTTGATTCAGCTGTACCTTCGTATCTAGACCACGGCAACTCATCTGTATCTGATGAATTTAAGGCGCTCAACAATATTATCAATGGTAAGATTTCAAGTGGGTCTAAGACATCTCCTGTGGTACTGGGGCATGATGCGACTGGATCTACTAATATAGCGTCGACTCAGAGTATGTTACAGTTGAAGAATACTGAGGGGATTCAATTTAAGATCAACGAGTTTTTCACTCGTGCATTCACGCAGATTGCGAGGTTGTATGGGTTAGATGTATATTGTGAGTTTGCGTTTGAACGAATCAATTTAAGGCCTGACAGTGAGCTTGAGAGTTTCAAGACGATGAAGCAGGCGAGGACGTTAACGAATCTGAGTTTGGGGTATATATCTGATGAGGAGGCCAGTATCATATTAACTGGGTCTTTACCAGAGCCTGGGGCTCCGAAATTATCAGGCACTCAATTTTATCAGGCTACGCAGGATGCGAGTGCTGATAATCCTTATTCTAATAATAGTGGGACAGGAAGGCCTGGGAACACGGCTTTGAATGACACTGTAGGGGCTAAGTAATGAAAAAAGGTTACGAAATTCTAGCTATCATACCGGCATTTGCTGAGGCATATCAGGAGTCGGTGGGTAAGCTTGATGCGTATGTACATGCTGGTGCTGAGGAAGAAATTGAGGAGATCCCTGAGTTCCTGACAAAGCAAGACAGTATTGGTATTATCAGTATAAAAGGTAAACTATCAAATACGAACTCACCGTGGGCGAAATTCTTCGGGCTCGCTCCATATAATGATGTGAGGGAAGCCCTTGTATATGCTGCTACTGATGAAAGCATTGAATCTATTCTTCTCGATATTGATAGCCCTGGTGGTACTGTTTCTGGAATGACAGAAACAGCAGACCTTATCTCCACTGTAGCTCAATACAAACCAGTCAAAGCATACAGCTCAGGCACAATGGCTTCAGCTGCATATGCACTTGGTTCTCGTGCTGATACTGTATCTATATCTGATACAGCAATGGCAGGCAGTGTTGGTACGATTCTTAGTTTGATGACGTATGAGAAGCATCTTGAAAAAGAGGGGATTACTCCTCATATTATACGATCTGGAAAGTTTAAAGCTGTAGGTGGACCTATGGAGGAACTTACTAGTGAAAGTAAGGCTTATCTCCAGGAACAGGTTGATTATACAGCTGATATATTCTTAGGCTCTGTGGTAAAGGAACGTAGTCTCGATTTAGCGAGTATTTCTGATATTCAGAGTGGTAAGGAGTTTATTGGTAAAAAAGCAGTATCTGTTGGTTTGGTCGATACTATTGAAAGTTTTGACGATGTGATGGACAAACTGATGTCCTCACACGAAGGAGACGACATGAAAAGAAAGTACAACAAAAAAGCATTGACTGAGCAACAGATAGCTGCAATAGCATCTGGAGCCGAAGTCGTTGCTGGGGATGAAAATCCTGATGTAAATGCTGACGCAGGCACTGGTGATGAACTAAGTGCTGAAGAGCAGGCTGCGCTTGATGCTACAGTAATAGCTGAAGTAGCTGAAAGGAAGGCTGAGCTAGAGGCCAAGGAAGAGCTCACAGCTGAAGAGCAGGTTGAGCTTGATGCTATGGGCACTGATGAAGATGCTGGTGACGCAGGAGATGCTGAAGACCTGTCTGCTGCTGCTGGTGATACTAGCCCCAACCAGGATGCTCTAGTCACTTATCTGAAAGAGCAGATTGCTTCTAAGGATGAAGAGATTGTAGCTCTTAAAACTGAAGCAATCACAGCTGAGGCGGGAAAGGTCGAGCTGGATGCTCTGAAAGTTATTGCAGTCGACGCTACAGCCAAGATGAGGATTGCTCTTTCTCTTGCTGCTGTGGATATGACTGATTGGACTGTTGATAAAGTCCTGGTCGAGCACGCCAGCTCTCTCAAGAGTTTCGGTGACGCATTTAAGGTTGGGGGAGTGTCGAGGGTAACTGTCGACATTGATGAAGAAGAAAAAACTAAAGCCACTGTAACCAAACTTCATACAGCTAAAGTAAAAGCTGTTGGACTATAAAATTAAAGGAGATTAAAAAATGGCTAAATTCAAATTTATGGTGCTAGTTGACCCTAGCGATCTTGTTACTGCCAAACTTGCTGATGATGTTGTTGATGCGGATATTGGCAAACCTGTACTTCTGGATCCTGATCTGCCGGATACTTATCTGATGGCAGCAGATGGTGACGCTATTGATGGTTTCATTTATTCTATTGAGCCCTGGACCGCTGACGGTAAAGTTATCGGTACTGTTCAGGTTGGTGGGCGTAAACGATGTGAGTCCTCTGGTGCCTCTACTCTTGGTGCGTTGGTTGAGGCTGGAGCTGTTGCAGCTGTAGGTACTGCGGAAACTAATGGTCTTCCTTTGGTTTCTACCCATACTGCTGTTGTAGATACACTTGAAAATGTAAGTGCTGATCTGCTTCTGCCTAAATGGAAGATCATCTCATCTTCTGCTGCTGACGGTACTGTAGCTGCTGATGATACCTCAGTAATTATCGAAAAAGTATAAGGAGAATAATAAAATGGCAAAATTTATTGATATTAAGGGCTAACAGCATGATGTCACACTCTCAACTGAGATGTATCGTGCTGCTAAAGATGCCAATCTGACATTTCGTCAGTTCATTAATCAGAAATACCCTACAACTGCTGAAGGTGCTGACACTTTCACTCAGTTCTGTGCTTCTGAAGGACTGGCATTTAAACAGGATAAAGAGATGGGAGTTAATTCAACTTCTCTGAAATCTATCCTTGATGGTTCTGTGAATATGGACGCTGCTGGTGTTGTCCGTGAAGTTTCTCCTCACGGTCCTCGTATTCTCTTTCCTGCTGCTATTCTTGAGTATGTGGAGAATAAATTGGCTGTAGATCGTGACAGTATGCCTAATGCTTTCGAGCAGATGTTAGCTATTGATATGACTGTCGCTAATTCTCGTGTTGAGCAGCCTGTTATTGCTTATGACCGTAAAGACGGTCCTGAGGACAAAAGAGTTCAACAGATCAGTCAGCTGGCATTACCTGCTAATATGCTTTCCATTACTGCAAGTGAGCGTACTTATAAGATTCCTACCATGGCTATTGGTATGACTGTATCTGATGAGGCTCTTGCAGCTACTACTCTTGATCTTGTTGGTATGGCAATAACTCGTCAGGCTGAGATTGAGCGTAATGCTCGTGCAGATGAAGCTCTCATCGCTATGCGTGATGGTGATCTCGACGATGCTCTTAATGTAGCTATCCCTGCTGGTAGTATATATACTCAGGCTGAGCTTGGTATAACTGAGACAACTGCTGCCGGTCTACTGCGTCATGAAGCATGGGTTAAGTGGCTGTATACGAATATTACTACTCGTCGAATTGATTGGGTTGTTTGTAATCTTACTACTGCTCTCAAGATTGAGAATCGTGCTGGTAAACCTAATGTTCAGACAGATAATCCTACTTCTGATCGGATTGATTCTCTGTTTACCATTCAGTATCCTAATCTTGTTTCCAATGTCAAGATGTTCATCAGTGAGAGTATGTCAGACTTTAATGTAATGGGTCTGGACAGCCGTTATGCGATTGGTCGTATGACCAACTCAGAGGCTGAGTATTCAGCTATTGAGCGTTTCGCCCTTCGTAAGGGTGACGGCCTTCGTTTTGATTTTGGTGAGATGTACTACAAGCCATGGCAGAACGAACCCTTCACTATTCTTGATTTCAGTGATGCAATAACTTAATCTTAAGTTTTTAAATAGCCTCCTCCCCAGCAATGGGGAGGAGATTCATATAATGGAGAGTAGTAATGGCTAGAAAAACTAAAGAGAAAGTAATTCCTAATATTGTTGAAAAACCCAAGGTTAAAATCAAAACTAAACCTAAGGTGAAATCGTATAAGGCAGTACGTATTCAGGTAATGGACCATAAGAAAGGCGTTTGTTTTAGAATAAACGTGCCTACTCCTTACCCTTTCCCTGAAGAAGGCTGGTTAAATACGAATATTAAAGCTGGGTATTTGGTTGAATGTTAACCTTAGAAGACTGTATAGAATCATTAGATGAAGTTCGTTATCTTCTTGGTTTGAATGAGGATGAGTTATTAGATGATATTTCAGATATGACTTATCTTCCAGCTAAGATAGAGATCGAGCTTCGATCTATACATGCTGAGCTTTTGACTGATTTCACATCTAATGCTGATGCTGACACTACAGAAGCTGTGAAGATATTTAATATCTATTTTGTAGCTTCACAGTTGTTATCTTCACTCCCTGGGCTTATGCCTAAACAGGTGTCTGATGGAAAAGCTTCTATCATGCGGTTTGCTTCTGCTCCTTATGAGCATATTGCATCAAATATTTACAAGGGGTTAGCTGAAACCAAAGCTAATCTTATCTCTTTTTATGAGACGTATAAAGGAGTGAGTATCACTGATGATATAACTCCTGCTACTCTATTAGGTAATGCTGTACCGGATTATGACCCTGTGACAGGTGAATAATGCAATGCGTCTTAGCCAAGCTGCCACATACTTCGATAAAGAAATCTTCACTGGAATAATTGAAACTAGCATTACATTCAGTGGACAACTCCGTATTTTTACAGATGAAACGAGCTCTGGTACATCTAGAGGTCGTCGAGTTTTATCTGTTGCTTCTGACGTTACCCTCCCTACAGATTATTTAGTAAAACATGCTGAAGGTAAGCGGTATATAATTGGTAAGCATGTTGATGAAGATTATTGGCATGGTAGTGTTCTTCGTAAGAAGTATACTGTTACTGCTATCACTGATGAAGCCACCACTGGCTCTGTAGGAAATGTCTTATCAAATGCTTTAAGTACTTCATTATATTCTGTCATATATCCTTTATCTACATTTTCTGAGCGAGTCGACTCATCTGATAAGTTTAACAGGGTGAGGATATATTTCTCAGCTTCTGTATCACTTCCTAGAGATTCCATCGTATATGATGGTACACATTATTATCAAATCATAACAAATGCATTTGTGGATCCAGCTGGTTTTGGGTTTGTTGATGCCAATACTTTAGAGGCTCCATTAACGACTGCTGATTATGTATCTACCAGTAATACGTATAACCCTGTAACAGATTCGTATTCTACGTCTGCAAGCTCAGGGCTGACTATTTTCCAGGTTCCTGCTATAATGGATTACAGTTATAAGGGGCTTGATTCTGCGAAGATTGCTAAGGGTGATTTGATGGTGTCAGTGAAGAAAACTGATGTTGCTGTAGCGAACAATGGTGATACGTTTGATATAGACGGTATAGTATACAGTGTCATAAATATTATTGATAATACGACTTATTGGTCGTTACTGTGTAGGAAATGATAACTGTAGCTGGAAGAACACATCTGAGTGCGCCTAGGCGCAATATGGCTCAGACCAATATCAATAGTGAGTTGAAAAAGATTGAGGGTCTGGGTCAAGCAATGAAGCATGAGATAGAGCATCTTGTTAAAGGGATAGCATTATCTGCTTTTGATTTTATTTTAGCTGAGACTCCTCAGTGGTCTGGCTCTATGGTTGCTTCTACCAGGATATATCCTGGTCGTATTGATTATTCATACACAGCAATTACAGGCCTAGAGCGTTCTGGAAGAAAACGTAGTGCGAAGAAGCATAAAAAGTTTGGTGGTAAGACTGATATTGCAGGAAAATTTATGGTATCAGAATGGACTCCAGGTGTTGAGACTGCCCCTATACAGGGTTTAGCTGGGACTCTTCACACAAAAAGTAAAGGTAACAGCGAAGCTATAGCACAAGCATACCAAGAAAATGCAGGTCATTTAGCTGCTTATAAATTTGGTGATACAATATTTATCACTAATAATGTGAAGCATAGTGCTGCGGCAACTTCGTATGCAAAATTTGTTGAGGCTGATCGTAATGCTAAAGGTCAGCAGTTTTTACGTAATGTGAACAGGCCTTCTGGTATGTATGCAGAAGCTGCAATCAGGTTTGGTAATTTAGGACAATTAACATCAGCTGAACAGGAAATGTTTTCAGCACGGTCTAAGAAAGGTATATGACTTTTAACGAAGCCAGAGAAGCAATCTCAAACACTATTTACACGTTGCATACCGTGAATTATGCAGCTGTTCCTATAGTTATGCCTAATGCTAAGGGTCTTGATATTGAGAATGAAGCTGGTCCTTTTGTGCAGCTGGAGATTAATTTTAATGTGTCCAGGCAGTTACAGATGGGGGCTAAGTGCACCAAGACTTATGGGCATATAGTGGTTTCTCATCATGTACGTGAACAATTTGGACTTAAGTCATCTATGGAATACACTGACTTTCTAGTAACCAACCTAGCTTTACAGACTATAGATGATGTGATATATAGAGAAGTAGCCCCTACGGGGCAAGATTTAGCAATAGGATGGTACACTGTGTTTAATTTTGTACCGTTTCAAATTTTTAATATAACTTAATAAGGAGATATATTATGCCAGCTTCGGGAAGTTCGGTACAAATAACTTATTTAGAAGAAACTGATGCTAATGGACAGGTCAATGCATCTGGTGATCAGCAAGCACTTCGTGCGACTTCTGAAAGTCTCAGTCAGACTGTAGAGTCTACTAAATCTCAGGAAATCCGTTCAGATCGTCGGACTACAGACAGTGTCCTCACTTCTGGTAGTCTTGGTGGTGGTATCGAGACAGAAGTCTCTCATAATTCATACAATGAATTTTTTGAAGGTCTGTTGTTCAATACATTTTATGATTGTGATGCAGGTGCTACTGATAACGGGCTTGATGTCGCTGACCTTGCGTTTGATCAAGCATCACACACAATATCTGGATCAGTTACTTTGCCAGATCAGTTAGTTGCTGGTCAGTGGATTACTGTAACAGGAACTGTAAGCAACGATGGGGTTTACAAGATTTCAGATACCGCACCTACAACGAGTGCGATTGTCGTTGATGAGACTTCTGTGGCTGGTAATGTTTCTTCTGGCCGACTTGTTGACGGTGTTTATACAATGAGGACGTGGTCTATTGAGAAGGAATTCTCTGATGTCAGCCAGTTCTTCATGTATCGTGGTATGTGTCCTCAGTCATTGTCACTTAATTACTCAGTAGGTTCTTTACTTACTGGTTCTTGGAGTTTCCTGGGTTATCAGGCAGGGGATGACGTTGCTTCTGATGTACAGGATACTACCACTCAGATGCCTGGAACCACAGTACCAGCAACTACAACTTCTGTCTTTTCAAATGTTGCAGGAACTAAGGTTGTTGTTGACGGTACAGAGCTTACAACCAGTTGTGCAGAGTCTCTCAGTCTTGAGATTTCAAACAATCTACGTGAGATCAGGTGTGTTGGTGGTGGTTTGACTCCATCAGCTGTTATTCCTGGTACGTACACAATCTCAGGCACTATTAATATTTATTTCGGTTCTGCTACTTCAGCGGCTCTTTATAATAAGATGATTGCAGGGACTCCGATTGCTATTGAGGTCGCAGTTGTTGACGAATCTTATAACGGAATTGCAATAGGCATGCATAAATGTAAGATTACTTCTTGTGAAGTTGTTTCAGGTGGGGTTGATACTGATGTTATTATGGCACTTGGTATTGAGTCTGTACTATCTGGTACTGCTGCTCAGGGTATGGTAACTGTTGATATGCTTGGATTAACCGCCTAAAAACCTGCTCCCTCTCCTACCCTCTCTCCAGGTTCCCTCCCTTCTTAGTTGAAGGGGGGGTTTTTTTATTGTGCTAATTCAGGGAAGTTGAGAGGTGTGTGTAAATTTAATTCGATAGCTTTTAAGTCTCTGGCTTTTGCGGCCTCTTCAGAAGTTTTGAATGCTCCTAAATAATAATTAGTGTCTTTAGCAGCTATTCTAGAGTAAAATTTATTGTTTATTTTATTAAAAGACACACCACGAAATCCTGATGTGTTGCTTTTATATATTAATCTTGTGTTTAGTGCATTCTCTCCATTAGTGACAAATCTACAATTTTCTGGGGTGTAGCTTAAATCATTATTAAACCTATCTATTTGTAGTCCTGTCTTATATCCATTATTTGTTGCCCAAGATATAAATATTGAAGGTGTGTTTAACCATTGGTCACAGACTATAATACCTCTACCACCATAGTCTTTATATCTCTCATTAGTAAAACTGTAACACCGAGATTTCATATTGGCCCACACTACGTATAATGGATGATGCCGAAGCCCATGGTTTTCTCCCCATGAACATCCACAACTTTTACTTCTGCCGTCTCGTAGACTTCTACCAGCTATCTCTTTATATTTACCACAACCTAAGCACTTACATAGCCAATAAGGGATTTTTCGTGTTTTACCTCGACTCCCAACTTGTTTTACCACATGTAATAGACCAAATTTTTTACCTACTAGATCTATCAATTTACTCATCATCATCCCTTTGATTTAGTATTTTACGAAGAGTAGATTCCTCATCAGCAAATATTTTAAAATTTTCTATAAGTCGTTGGATGATATTTGAACGACTAAGTGAAGTCCTGTCTTGAATAATCGCTAATTTTCGTTGATGAAATGGAGGTAATGTTACTTGTAATATTTTGTTACCTTCTTTCAGAGTCATATTTACCTTGCCTTATTACTGAATTTACTTTAAGCTACACCTACTATTGATAACATAAAGATATTAACTTTACAAGGAGAGAATTATGTTTGACTTAAATACCGCTTTTGGTGTTGATGAAACTAGGGTAGAAGAAGGGGTGAAGATGATATTCACTGATGACAGCTATCTTGTTGTTGCCCGTATGCCTAATAACAGATATGAAAGAGAACTATCATCTCAAGTCGAAAGACATGCAGCTGTATTGGAATTGAAAACTCCAGAATCAGAGAAGCTGAACAAAGATATCTTGGCTGAGGTCATCGCTAAGACGGTTATCTTGGATTGGAAAGGGATTACTGATGGTGGTAAAGTTATCAAGTATTCTGCTGAGAGTGCTAGAAAGATGTTGATTAAGTACAGTGACCTGAAGAAAGCTGTTGTCCGTTTTGCTGAGGATATTAATAATTATCGTTCCGCAGAGGAAAAAGCAGCTGTAAAAAAGTAGTAGACCTTTTCTCTTGGAATCTGGAGTGGGGTGGGCATATAAAGGTTCTTGAACTTGCTGCAAAGCAGGGGATAGAATCTGATGCCTTAAAAAATAAGCCTGAGCTACCTTGGTGGCTCGAACACTATATCACCGATTTTAATTCCTTAGATGGGTTCCGCACTTACGGTGTGAACGGACCTCACCCTATTGACTTGCCTTCCATTATATTATATACCAAGGTATATAACATTCAAAATGTCCAACGATTTCTTATAGTTATTAAGAAGTTAGACACTCTCTATCTCAACCACTCCTATCGGGAGAGGAAGGCTCATGGATCTGACTAATATAAAAATTGGTGTTGGCCTCTCTGCTGACGGTATCCGTAGTATTCATGAAGGTGCAGCCGCACTTGAAAAATTCCAAGCAAAATTACGTGG